GGCCACGGCCACCATCCCGGCCAGCCCTTCCCCGCGCGCCTCGCCCCACAGCGTGCGCGCGAGTACATCGCGATCTCTTTCAGTCACGGTCATTGCTTTTCTCCAGGCAAAAAAACACCCGCTCGATGGCGGGTCTTGTCGCGGGCTCGCGATCAGACGGTGTCAGGGCCTACCGTCGAGGGGTCAGCAGCAATAACAGGGATGCCCGGAGGCGTAGGCCAGTTTGGCTTCTTCGGCCACTTCGCTTGGGTGGCTACCTTGCCCAGCGCATACTTGTAGGCTTTCCACGCCTTGATAGCGACCATAAGCTCTGCCTGCTCGGCCACGTCCTCCTCGGTAGCTTCCCCGGCATCAATGCCATAGCCAATAGTGTCAATGCGATCCTGAATACGGATGATCTGTGCCGCTGCGGAGGCGTTGCAATTGGCGAGCTCGGCTATTGCACCGGCAAGAATCTGTTCGGCCGTAGGTGGAGGCGGCTCGGGCACTGGTGGCGCGGTGAAGACACCGTCCGCGTAAGACCACCCGATCTGTGCCTCTTCAGAGAGCAGCGCTATGTTCCCCTCCTCCGGTTCCCAGCCTCTGACGCCGTCCCACAGATGGCCGTCCCAAACGATGGTGTTGATGACATTCCCCGTCGCGATTTCGATAAGCGCATAGCGGCGAATTTCTTCCTCGGCTTCTTCAGAGCCTTGCTGCTCAATCAACTCTTCCACTTCATCACCACTCAATTACAAACAAACCGCCGCTGCCGTTGCCGCCAGAGGACCCTGAAATCGTGGCTGTTGGCTTCGAATAGCTACCACCACCACCGCCGCCACCCGCTCCATAACCGCCGGCGGGAATACCGGCCAACGTTCCGCCCGTTGACGCTCGGCCGCCAGAGCCGCCGCCACCGAACGGGCTCGATGCTCCAGCACCGCCGATGCAGGTCGGCTGAGTACCATCTGTATCGCCGCCGTACCCGCCCAGAGGGAAGCCGGAACCTGTCAAGCCCCCGCCAGCGATAAATCCTGTCCCGGTAGCACTCGCGCCACCCAAGCCTGGAGCGCCGCCGGCCAAGGTCAGCGTCGCGCCAGAAAGGTTTGTAGCCGTGATGCTGCCGCCTGCAGTGCCGCTATTTCCGTTTCCTGAAGAGCTCGCCGCTCCAGCCCCCGGGTTGCCCATTGTGATAACGATTGTTTGGCCTGGCACCACTGACTGTGCAGATCTGATTACCGATTGGCCGGCCGCCCCACCAGCGCCCGCGGCGCCGTAATAACTACCGCCACCACCAGAACCGCCACCGCCGCCCCCACCGCCGGGGGCGACACCGCTCACCCAGATGAGAGTGACGCCTTCAGGTACGACCCACGAACCGCTCGCGGTGAAACGAGCGATGCCCTTTTGTGGCTTGGTGAGCAGATCAAGCCAGGTCGACCAAACACCGCCGTTGCTTCGTCGGTAATAGACGCGGTTACTTGCTTCTGAAAAGAACAGCTGATTAGTTCGAGAGTCAGCCTGAAAAGCGCGACCAGACACCAGTAGAGTGCCCCAAACTTCACCCGCTGGTTTAGTGCCGGTAGTCGTGTCCAGCACCGAATACCAGCCATTCGTTAGCGTAGTGAAGTTGTCTATATTGGCTGCCGCCGGAGTTTGACCTGATGCCGCTAACAAGCCTTTAGCAATAACCGAAAGGTTATCGACTAAAGGGATACCTAAATCAGCCTTTGCCAGATTCACTACACCGGTTTTGCCATTTACACTCGTCACCGGCCCGCTACCAATACTGTCGGCTGAAGCCTTTGCAGCTGCTGCTGATTGTGCGGCGTTGGTCTCGCTCGTTGCTGCTGCGGTCTTCGAGTTGCTCGCGGCGGTTGCCGAGTTGGCGGCGTTGGTTTCGCTGGTCGCGGCGTTGGTCTTTGACGTGTTCGCTGCTGTGGCAGAGTTCGCAGCATTCGTCGCGCTGGTGCCGGCGTTCGTGGCACTCGTTGCAGCGGCGGTCTTTGAGTTGTTCGCGGCCGTCGCGTTTGTCTGGACGTCTGATGCGAGCGAATTAATCTCGACGGAAAACGTGGGCAGCTTTAGGGCAAAGAAATTATCGACGTCAGACTTAAAAGTTGCCGCCGTTCTGTCGAGGAACGGAAGTGGGGTAACTGCCATTAGATAAGGCCCTCGATATCAAGCGAGCAGAGGTGGTAATTAGGGTAGGAAATGTCGATATTGAAGCTGTTGAAGAATCCGTAGATGAGCAGTGGTTCGTAGCCTTCAGCCTCCGTTCCGATGTACACGCACGGCGTCGCCCGGAGATCGGCCAGGGTCCGATAGATGCGGTTGAACGTGCCCAGCGTGGTCAACATCGTGAAGCTGCCGCGCTTGCTGTAAGCCCGCTTGACGATCTTGGTATTGCCAAACTCGTCGCGCTCCTTGCGGCTGTAATCGTCGATGCCTACGCGCGCGCCGTATTGGGTTTCGCCGAGGTCACTGATTAACCCGGGCTTGATCACCCCAACCGCGGCGCCACCGTTGGTCGAAGTGATGGTAATGGACAGCTCAGCGCTCGCGTACTGCCCCGGCAGATCGGTGATGACAATGTCGGTACGCAGATCGAGGTCGCTGAAAAACCAGTCGAAGATCGTCTCGATGTCCGTGACTTCGAGGTCGATCCTCTGCTGGTAGACGACAGTGCCGCCCGTACCGTCCTTCATCACAAGATCCACGTAGCGCCCGGTCAACTCAAAAAGCGCCAGGCTGTCGGTAAACCCGACACTGAGCACGTACTTGAGCGGAGACGGACCGGTCGCCAGGGTCCCGACAACATCGTCGAATGGCGCCCACTTGTTGGTCGGGCCAACGTCCAGCCATACGGGTGGGCTTGTGGCGTCCAGCTCGGGGGCGACTGTTCCCGCCCCCGCCACCAGCCTTTCGAATACCCGGTGGACGGTTGTCCGAATCACTCTCGCGCCTAAGGCGTAGGCGGTGCCGGACACCCAGGCCGGGTAGTCATTTTCCTGAATTGACGAACTCAACATCATCAGGTCCGTGATGACGTGCGGCTTTATGACCTTCATGCAAGTTCCTTGGTAAGCATGGCGTTTCCGCCGTCGGTGACTCGGTCAAGGGTCCTTGCGACCTTGCTGACGTTGACGGCGCTGGCCTGGGTGTTGGCCTTGATCATCTCCAGCTCCCCACGCAGCGCGCGCAGTTCGGCCACAACGGCGGCATCGGAACCTCCGCCGTTGAGCATCGCCGCTGTGGTGCGTGAGTCGAAGATACGGCTCGGACCTGTTACCTCCAGCTCCGGGCCGTTCTCGCCGACCAGCCGCAGACCGCCGCCGAAACTGCCGCCGGCGGCATAGCCTGGGATTTTCACTGTTTCGCCGTTGGCCTTTCCGCCTTGCGCGATGGCATCGACAAGACCTGCGTAAGTGACCGAACCATTCGCCAGCAGCGACGACCAGAACGAGACCCCGCCTGCTTCAGCCGTGCGCCCGAGCACTCGCTGGTAAACCGACTCAACCAGCGCGGCGTTGTTGTTGTAGGTGTTGCCAGCGCCAGCACCAGCTGCCTGACCGGCCAAAGCCCGAACAACGTCAGCGTTCATGCGGTCCACCGCGTCAGTCACCGACTGCACCGTGGTATCTACGCCGTTGAGCGCATCCAACTGCGACTGAGCGAACGCCAGTTGCGAGTCGAACTGGGCCACCTGAGCGTCATACGCCTTCTTCGCCTGATCCAGCTGCGCCTGCAGCGCCGCAGCCGATTTCTCGGCATTGGTGAGCTGCTTCCCGTTCAGCGTGTTGAGCTCCGCCACCACGTTGGCCGTGCGGCCTTGGTCGCGATTGAACTCTTCCAGCGAGGAATACAGGCCGGTGCTGTTGCTGCTTACGGCGGTCAGGGCATCGCCCAATCCTGCGAAGTTTGCCAGCGATCCGCCGGCCCGCGCGGTTGCGAGAGCATTCTGCAGCGTTGCCTGCGCCTGGCGGCGCAACATCTGCACAGCGGACTCCGAATCGCCGCGCAAAGACTTGAGCGCCGAACCGAGGTCATTGCTGACACCGGTCAGGTCACTGACCAGACTATTCGCGGTGTCGAGCATGTCGCTGATCGAAGCATTCGTAGCGTTATAGGCCGCCTCGGCTGCTTTTTGCTGGGCACTGATAGCGCGCTGTACTGCCGCGAAGCTGTTGTTGACCGCCAGGCTCAACGCATCCTTGATCGCCTGAGCAGCTGATTCGGTCGCATCAGCCTGAGCTTTCGCCGCATCCTGAGCGGCCTGAGTCGCCGACGCTGCACTTGCCTCCATGACATCAAAAGCGGCATCCGCATCAGTCGCCAGGCCCAGCAACGAATTGAACAGCGACTTACCGGCCACAGTGGTCTGATCAATCGCGTTGACCATCTCCGCGAAGTCGCTACGACTGGCTGGCAAGCCCAGGCCCAGCGCGCGAAATTCCTGAGTGGCGCGCATCAGCGCATCCCCGGCCTTCTGCGTGTCGGTGGCGAACAGGCCATAATAGTTCGACCACGCACTGGCCGCTGCCTGTGCTGCCTCATTGGCTGCATCCACTGCTGCCTGGGCTTGCTTGTCGATCTGGGTGTAATACGCGTCTGCGTTGGTAGCCAAGCCCATCATGGTTGCGAACATCGCCTGACCCGCAGTGGTCGTGACGTCAATGTCTTCGACCATATTCCGGTAGGCGGACCGCGTGTCAGGCAGGTTTAGGCCGAAGCCGGCGAACGCGCCCTGCAGGCTTTTGGTCAGGTCGGCGAATTGCTCGTCGGCGCTGAAAAAAGCCTGATAGTAGGTGCCCACGCTTTTGTTGAGCGCATCGACCTTTTCCTTCGCCGTTGCGGTGGTGGTGTCCAGGTCTGCGATCGCGCCGATCATGTTGAGGATCGAATCGGAGGCGATCAGGCCGGTATTGTCCAGCTTGAGGTTCGCAACGTTGATCAGGGACAGCGCATCGTTCACCCCGTTGAAGCGGGTGAACACACCCTCGATGGCCTTGATGACCTGGTCAGCCGTAGTGTTCCAGTCGCTGGCAAAGGCCGTGAACTGGGACTTGAAGTACTCCGGCAGCGACTTCGAACTCACGATCGCCTTCGCGAGGAAGGTGCCCATGATGTCGTCGTAGTCAGCGGTCAGCGCTGCGGCGATGTCATCCGCCTTGAACTGCTGCTTGCCAGTGATGACAGAACCGTCGTCAAGTTGCGCGCCAAACGTGCTCGAGTACTTACCGGAGGTTTTGCGCTGCTGGAGCGTGCTGTACGCAACCACGTCTGCGCCGTTGCCGAGCGCCTCGTAAAGATTCCCCAGCGTCGAGCTGAATTTGTTCAACGTCGAGGACATGGCGTTATCGGCGGCAGCGCCGTATTTCGGTGCCTTGCGCTGCCAGGTGGTTGCGATACCTGTGTCGGTGTACTTGCCATTCACGTAGTTGCCTGTGGCCGACGTGCTCAGGTCGGGGTACTTCTCACCGCTGCTGAAAAGCTTGCTGGAAGCAATCGAGCCCACAACCGCGCCAATCGCGGCGCCAAGCGCGGTACCCACCACCGGAAAAACCCAGGTGCCTATCGCGGCCCCAGCAGCGGCAAAGCCTGCGGTAGTGGCGGCGCCCTTCGCACCGTAAGCCTGGTACGACTGAATGACTGCGTACACCGCGCCAACGTAACTCAGCGTGGTGCTCAGGGCCGACAAACTGGACGCAGCGTTAGCGGACGATACGTAGCTCCCGAATTGGGCGCCGGTGTAGCCTGCTTGGGTGGAGCCCGCAGCAAGGCTGGCGGCTGCATTACTGGCAGTAGCCGAGCCAGACGCGAAGGCGCTCGTAATGGCGTTGCCGACGTAACTTGCGCCGTTACTGAGCGCACCCTCCAGGCCACCGACAATCCCCTCGCCGGCATTCCAGCCAGCCATCAGCGACTGGCCGAAGTTACTGCTCGCGACTGAGAGCACGTTTTTCGCGGTGCCGAGCCACGACGTCAGCCCACCCCCACCGCCGCCTGTCAGGTCTCCAAAAAGCTCCGAGGATTGAGCCTGAGCGCCTCCCACACCCAGCGCGCTGGCAAACTGAACGAGGATTGGCTTGGTGATCGCCATGTGGAGCATTTCCGCGAGGAACTGCCTGAAGCTGTCCTTGAGGGTGTCCATGAAGTTACCGGACTTGCTCAGGACCGACTTCCACATGTCCGCAAAAGCGTCGTCGATTCGGTCAATCGCCCCCTCGGTGAAATGGCCCCAGCTTGTTGCGGCGTTCTTGTTCTGCTGGTACTCGACCCCCAGCCGTTGAAGCGCATCGCGATAGGCGTCAGCTTTTTCGGGATAGAGCTCGATCGCCTTGTTCAGCGCTTCCTGCTCCTGGGTGTAATCGCGCAACAGCTTCGTCTGTGGATAAAGCCGGTCGACGATGCCGTTCGCGGCGTTGGCCTGCTCGAGCGCTTTATTACTTTCCAGTTGAGCCTTGGTAACAGCAACAAGTTGGTCGTATTCGGCGGAGCCGACAGCGATCTTCTTATCGATCAGCTCAGCCTGCACAGACTTTGCGACGTTAAACGCGTCGATAGCCTCCTGGCCTTGCAGGGTCGCAACGGCCTCTTTCTGAAGGCTTTCGATTTCCACTCGCAGTTCGGCCACATGCTTCATGACCTCCGCGCGATCCTTCGCGTCGTGCATCGCATTGACGGCTGCTGCCACCCGGTCGTAGGCCTTGGCGCCGGTTTTCAAAACCTCGGTCTCGATCTCCTGCTTGATGGTCAGCTCGCGGACATTGTTCGCGCCAGCCAGGTATGCATCGGCGATATCGTTGGAAGCCTTGGTCGCGATGCCGGACTTCGCGAGCAGATCCTCCAGAGCTTTCTGCTGGTTTTTTAGCGCAGTGGCCGCCGCATTCGCCGCTTTGTCCACACGCTTGTTCGCCTCAGTGGTCGCGTCCAACTGCGCGATGGCAGTTTCAGCCCGCTGATCCGGCGTGGCCTTCGGCTTCACTGGTGCGACGGGTGCAGTCCCACCATTGGTAAGAAGGCCGTAACCGGTCTGGTTTTTGGTGTCCGGCTTTGTTTCTGGCAGCAGGAGAAGATTACGGCCCTTGGTCAGATTCACGGCCTGATTAATGACCAACTGCATTGCATTAACTTGGCGTGCCGCGCTTTCCTCCGCAGCCTTGGCGGTATCGTCCAACGCCTTTTTCTGTGCTGCAGCGGCTTCGTTGGCAGCGTCTTCAGCGGTGTAAAGCGCGACCAACTGGGCCTTAAGACGAACCTTTTCGGCCTCCGAACTATCCTTGATTGCGTCCTGGTACTTTTTGAGCGTGTCGGTCTGATCAGCAATGATCTTTGCCTGGGCGGCCTGAGCCGGGGTTGCGCCCATTTTTGCAGCGGTGTACGCGGCTTCGGCCGCTGCGTTCGCGCCAAGCAGATCGCGAGTTTTGGTCAGCTGGTCAATGTACTTGTCCCATGCAACCTTGCTCGCGTCGGTTTGGCCGGAGTTCTGCTGCGATGCTGCGAGCTGACCGGTTGCAGTCGTGGCGGCGGCTGTGACGTTATTGACCTGCCCGAGGAGCTTTCCGTACTTATCCGCTTTAAGACCGTTGATTTCATACGCTGCGGCCGACTGCTCAAGCAGTGCGGTGTAGGTCGGCAAAAGCGCCTTGTTCTCCTTCACCCACTCAGTGACGCTGTTGAGCGGCAGTGTCCCAGCGCGGACCTTTTCAACCATTCTGCCAAATGCTTCAGCGCCTTCCTCGCCTGCAACACCCAGTTGCTGGAACGCCTCCATGCCGCGCAGCGAATATTCATTCAGCGCGGCGCCAGCGCTGTCTAGCGCTTCTACCTGCTTCTCGGTCCAGGTGGAGACTTGAAGCGTCCGCTGCGCTGCACCCAGCTCCTTGAACTTGGCGATGGAGTCGTCAACCGTCAGGTTCTGGTCAATCAGCGCTGCCGTGGCAGTTTTTGCGCTCCCTCCAAAATCTATGAACGAGGCGGCGACGAGTGCCACGGTCGCGATCATGCCAACTGGACCGGTCAGCAGGGCAAGCAAACCACCGCCTGCGGCCGACAGGCCCGCAATACCTCTCGATACGCTGGATGCAGCGGCGGTGGTTTTTTCCGATGCTGCGACAGCCTCATTGACCGCGAGCGTGGTTTCCCCGTAGGCGCCCGCAGCTGCCGATCTACGCTGGTAGGCAGCCTGGATCTGCGCAGAAGTGGCAACCGAAGTCTCTGCCAGCGCAGTCTCTGCCGCCCTCACCTGGTTGGTGATTGCGATTTCCGACTGCCGCAGCTCAACGATGCGAGCAATGGATTGCGCTCGCCCCGTGTCGGTTATCTGCGCACGCAGGCGTTGCTCTTCAAGCCCGCGCTCTGCGACAATCGCCGTCTGAACCGCCTGCAAGTTTGCGACCTCGGATGCCTGACGCACGCGATCCGCTGCTACCTTTTGTTCGGCAGTCGCCAATTCGACGCTCGCGCGCTCGAGCATTGCCTTTGCGTCGACCTGGCGAGACTGAGCAGTTAGAAGTGCTTGCTGCGCACTTGCGGCGTCAGCAACCCGAGCAGCATCTGATGCAACTGCTGAGCGGCCGAGCGCAATCGCCTGATCTATCGATGCCTTGGTTGCCGAAGCAAAGGCAATCGCAGACTGCCCAGCTGACAGGGCCAAGCGGGCGCCAATCACTATGGCGAGCTTCTCGGCAACGCTCGTTACGCGCTCGACGGTGTATGCCAGCGAAGAACCATCCGCCGACACCGAGTCCAAACTTTTCGAGACTGACGTCAACACGCCGGCAAGTTTCTGACTGACGCCGGACGTCTGATCCAATTTACCGATGAGCTGGGTGGCCGAGTTGTCCAGCTTCGTCAGGCCTTGGCTGACGGTGGTCTGCATCTTTCCGTACAGCTCATTCACCGCTGCTGCCTGGGCCTGCAGCGCCTTAACGACAGAGTCGGCAGTGAGCTTGCCAGCGGCGCCTAACGAGCGAAGCGCGCCCACGGAAACGCCCATGCCTTTGGCGATGGCTTGCGCCAGAGCTGGGGCTTGTTCCAGAACGGAGTTGAGCTCTTCGCCACGAAGAGTCCCTGAGGCAAACGCCTGTCCCAACTGAATAAGCGCAGCGTTGGCGGATTCGGTAGACGCACCGCTGATCACCATGGTTTTGCTGATGGTTTCAACGATCCCAGCAACGCCCTGCCCGGTCAGCTTCAGCTCTTTCTGGTTCGTCGCGATGCGCTGGTAAAGCTCGGCGGTGGCGGTCAGTGGCTGGCCGGAACGTTGAGCGATATCGAAGACTGCACGCTGGGCAGCCTGGAACTCTGCAGCGTTGGTGGTAACCAGCTTTAAGCGGTTCGCGATAGTGGTGTATGCCTCGGCATGCTGCAGCAACTGACTTATGCCTGCGGTGCCTACTACGCTAGAAATTGCACCTTTCAGGGCGCTGGCGGCTGCCTCTGCACTGGCGCCAGCCCGATCAAAAGCGCTATCCACCCGGCCGAGCTGGTTATCAATCCGCCCTGCCACTTGCGCTACGGTGGTATCCGCTTTCGCCATTTCCTGGCGAAGCTGCGCCGTGGTTGCTTCGAGCCGGATCAGCATCCCGCGAACTTCTTGACCTGGCATTCACTTTTCTCCGGGCACAAAAAAACCGCCAGTGAGGCGGCCATAAAAAAGCCCGCACAGAGCGGGCTCATAAAGCATTTAGTGTTTCAGCTACCGGGAATCCGAAGTATGTGAAGCGTCTGACGCGTCACCGGCAAGAGAAGCAGCCTTTTCGCGTCTTTGACGAGCCTCCTGCATACACTTGCGGTTGAACTCTCGGTTTCGCGCCGCCAAGCGGTCAGCCGCCGTTTCGGGCGGGAAGAAAAGCATCCTTATTCCGAGTGCAATCAATATCGCTACCAGTGCAACAACACTCACGCCAGCGACGATAAGCACCCAAGTGCCGTAGAGAGCGGCGGCTGCAACCAAAACGCCCAGCATCCACGGCGCAAGGATCAAGATTATTATTACCAACAGCACGACGATCATCGGATTCCCTCCCAAAAGTGCAGGCTACCAAATATAGCCCGCACCGTGCCTCTTGTTATCATCCTCGCCCGCCACGAATCTGAGTCTTAATGCGCTGCCGCTTTTGATCCGGGGTTTCATCCGGCGGGGGCGCTGGCGGCGCTCCGGCCTTCCCTGCCGCACCCAAGGGATTGGTGTTGCGCAAGAACTCGACCTTGCAGTCCCACGCCAGCAGAATTTCAGGGACAGCCGCCGACCAAGCCACGTCCGGCGTCCATCCCAGGCAACCGGTTGCTATGCCGAAAAGCTCATCAACATAGCTGCCGTTGCCCTCCCGCTTTACTTTTTTGCCTTGCCGCCGGCGTCGGCCACTTCGGCTTCGGCCAATTGGTCGGCAGTCTTAGCGGCGGGGTTCAGCAGCGCGCTCAGGTATTCGAT